CAGCTGTGCACGTTTCTTTACTTCCGCCAACCCGGTGCGGCAAGCCGTGGTAATTGCATTCACGCTTTCAAGCGTGCGCTGCATCCATACGGCAATACCGGCCTTCTCTTCCTTGAAAGCAGCTCCAAGAGCATTGATAACTTTACGTTCTTCGATCAACTGCTCATTTGCTTTCTTAGCGTTTGTCTCCGCTGCACCCTGCATTTCCTTAGCACCAGTCAGCTTTTCCTCCATCGCGTCCATTGAAGTCTGCATCGCGTCACAATTCTTTTGCATGTCAGCCATGGAACTGGTCATGTCGTCCATCTTGGTTTCCATGTCGTCGATCATCGACTGCATTTCTTCCGGCGTCATGTCAATAGTAACGGCGCGTTTCTTTGACTTGATTGGCACTTTGCGCTGTAAGTCCGGAGGTAGCCCAAGATCACCAATGTGCTTGCGCAACTGGGATGGATAACCATTGGGGAACAGCCCGCGAAAATCTACTTGCCGCGCATTCACGTCCGTAGATTCGTAAGCCGGATAGGTCACCGGGCCAACGTCATACAGGTTCACATCTTCCACCGTACGTGTGACAATGAGCTGCTTGTCCACCATCTCCTCGGTGCGCGTCTGCTTTAACACTTCAAAAGCAAAGCTGCAACCACTGATGTCGCCGCGGTCAATGGATGTGCGCACATCGCGGCCTACCTGAGTATCAGGCGGAGTATTGTCAAAGTACAGCCCGCGCTTGTCTTCCTTCAAGCTCAATGTACCAGCAGTAGTCCGTCCAAGGATATAATTCGGGTCATGGTTGAACAACGCCCGCACATCCTGCTTCTCGCGGATAGCTCGGTCGAAGGCTCCCGGCTTGATGATCTCCTCCACACGGAAATCGGGATAATCCACCAAGACGTAGACCTCATTGAACACAGCCGCGTGGCCGTCGATGTGCCCACTCTCCGCCACGGCACGTACTTCCGCACCCCGTACAAACCTGCGTTCCTTCATGATGTTTTCTCCCTTTTATCTGGCAGAAGATACCGCTCCACCGGCACACCAAACAATTTAGCAATCTGCTTCCTGGTGAACTGCCGGGTTTCAGCTGATGGATCCACCATAGTAGTCTCCACCGCTTTCCCTTTTCGTGCGACCTTCTTACGCTGTTTCACGGCGAGCCTCAATCATATTGTGCCACTCCGGTGACTTCGGTAGCACCAACAAGTTACTCTTGTCCATCGAGCGCCGCGTGTTCTCCAGCCGCATACCAGTGAGCACCGGGCATCCACGCTGCGTCGGCATACTCGACCAGCGCTGCAAGCGCCACGCTTTGCGTACCTGACTGCGACGCTTGCGGTCCGGCGGCATCACGGCAGAGTTCACCGTCTTGTTGAATCGTGGAGCCGCATCCAAGCCGATTCCGAGGAACTGGCCGGCCGTCTTGATTTTTTCCTTCGCCCAGTTAAGCAGCTTCATGATCTTTCTCCAAGAGTAATTGACCTGCCAACCAATTCAATTCCGCCTCTAGCAAATCATCACGCAGCGTAAGCGCACGACTAGCTAAAGACTGCGAACAATACTCGATCACCTTCTCCGACTCACAATTCAACTCCGCCGCCAAAGGTTCGACCAAGCTCCCTTTGAACTTGCTAGCTGCGCGCTTCTCGTTGAACGTTCCCCAGGCACGAATCTCCTTAACGATATTGCTAAACAGCTTCTTCATGCCAGCTTTTGATTGTGGCGGCTTTGGTACTGGAAGCGCCGGTGAAGGCACTGGATTGACCACTGGAAGTGGCTGAGAAATATCACGATAGCTGGTCTGAACGTAATACTTCTTGCCGAAACCGCCGGCAATCGGGTTTTCATTCTCATCATCGCGGATCTCATCGGCATTGATCGAGCCAACCTCCCATCTCGCCTTCCAGTATGCCGCCCTTGCGGCCATGTCACCGCGGAGCAAATCCCTGAGGTCGAACTCGCAGTAGAAATTCGTGCCGGCAAATAACTTGGAGTTAAATTCGTTCTGGATCATCGTCAAGTCATCGCGCAAAGTGAAGTCAACCAACTGCCGGTTGAAGACCTCGCTGGACGCATACGTTGGTGACTTATCTTCCGCTCCGGGGACCAGCATCGTGGGGATTCGGAAGAGTCCGGCGACCTCTGAGCGGCTCATCTTGCGCGTTTCGATAAATTGCGCATCATCCTGTGGAACCGACAGCTGTATGTACTTGGTTCCTTCTTCAAGAACGATAGTTCTACCAGCATTTTCCACTCCAGCGTGTTGCTCATCGAATGATTGAGCAAGGTTCTGCTGTCCAGTCTTCGTCAACCGCCCTGGATATTGGAGCACGCCAGTCGACATGGCGCCCTTGCGGTAGAAGTTACTGGCGAAAGTTTCGGTAGCAACCGCCAAGCCGAGACCGCGGCGGTAATTCTGAATCACCGACAAGCCATTCAAGCCTTCATGGCTGAAGCCGCGGAGGTGGATCATGTCCTCTTTCTGAACTTCCATCTCCGTGAATTCACCGTTGATCATTCCAGTTATGATGTAGCTGAATTCTCCGCGCCGTAGTCCGTACTTGACTCTTACCTGCTCAGGGTGATACGGCCACAGAGCATTCACCATGCCACGGCCGTCGGTCTGAATCACGGCATAACAATTTCCCCACAGCAGAAGATTGCCCAACAGCCGGTGGCGCAAAGTGTATGCGGTGTCTTCCGAGCTTGGGCGGTTGTGCAGGATCTCATACTCCCTAAGCTCCCGCGCCAGCCTTCGGCCACCAGTAGGAAGCCGCTCGTACACCTTCCACGGCAGCGATGCTACAAGCCCGCAGCGAATATTCACACAGGTCCACACGGCAGACAAACTCATCGAGCTGCGTTCGCTGATCGTGACACCGGCTTCCGTCGGAAGTCCTCCGAAGATCGAACTCAACCAACCTTCCGGCCTGCCAAGCGTAGACAGCCCAGTGTCGGATGTGGTGCGGCTTTGCAAGAATTCTCGCCAGATCATTTCTTCACCACGCGTGCTTCCAGAACATGACCAACGAACAGAAGTTCAAAACCGCCAACGATGAGTCCGAGCGGATGATAGATGAACCATGATCCGCCAACAATACATACCAAGCCGAGCAGTATGAGCATGTCCCCAAGAACATCCTTGCCATCTAGCTCCAAGACCTGCGGATCACGCGGAGGTAAGTTCACGCCGGGATTCATGTCGAAACCACTCCACGCCCTTCGTACACCGACGGGCCGGGCTCAACCATAGCTTCGGACATCGCCGTAGCCGCCGCCGTTAAGCCGTCGATACGAGCCGTGCTCTTGTTGCGCTCTGGCTTGACGAACCTCACCAAGTCGTAGTGCTGTTCAATATCAGCACACAGCATGTTCCAGCGCAAGATCGGGTGGCCGCCGTGGCGCAGCTTCTGCGTACCGTTGACCAGTTCCAGGAGCTTCTTTACTGGCTCGTTCATGCCATCGTAGCCCTGGCTGACTTCCACGCATTTATATCCTTCATCAATCAGCTGCGTCGACATCTCCCTGGAGTTGAAGCGATCGAAGCACATCATGCGGACGTTGAACAGCTCGGCCGCCCACAACAGCCGCGCTTTCACTTCGCGGTAGTCAATGGCGTTTCCAGGACATAGCTCGATGAAGCCAGAGTCGGCCCAATCGCGGTATCCCATGCCGTCGTGTAACTCCCTCGTAGTGATGTCGGCTTCTGGCACCCAGAAGAATGGCAGGATATCGTAAGTACCATCTGGATTTGGGAACAGCAGCACTACGGCCGACATGTCATTGCTGAAAGACAAATCGACACCAGCGTAACAGACTCGGCCAATGAATTTCTCCAAGAACTCGTGCGGATAGCTTCTCACCTTTTGCTCTGGCAGCAGCTCATCCAAGCCTGGATTGGTCCAATCGCCGTGGCATAAGTCCCACTTGGCTGGCTCGAATGCCCTCAGTCCAGCCTCATCCCACAGGTTCAAGAAGTAGCGTTTAAAGCTCGACTGCGCCAGCCGGTCGGTCAACGCCGATGTGTACTCGTCTCGGTACTTCGACAGCGGCACGAAGCCGCCCGGATTTCCCACGAGGCTCGGATTCGCTTTCAACCACGTTGCTTCCAGCGTCCAGTCATCCGTCTTGTCGGCAGCATAGATGCGCCCGTAGAACCTCTCGTCCTTGTGGATCCCTTGCTGGATACGGATCGTCTTATTGTGTAGGCGCCAGGCGAGCGGTGACTTGTCGATCGTGCCGGCAGTCGTGATGTTGACCGTGATCGTGTCCTTCCGCGTGATGCCGCCCTTCGTGAGCACGTCGTAATTCTCGAACTGCTTTCTTTCGGTCCAGCGGTGTAGCTCATCCAAGCAAGAGAAGCTTGGATTACAGCCATCGGAGAGATCACCGTCACCAGCAATGGCTGCGTAGAACGAGTTCGGCTCACCGCGCCGCAGGATCCTATGCGTGCTCTCCAGCACCCGGAACTTGTGGTTCAGTAGGGCAGATTGCCGGACCATCGCGTGCGCCGCCCGAAACACATTCAGCGCCTGCTTCTGGCTAGCCGCGGCACCATAGACCTGGCAGCCCAAGCTCTCATCGA